GTGACATGGCCAAGGTGACGGCCACAGTGTCGAGCATCCAGTCCATTGACGAAGGCAAGCGCATCGATGCCTTCGCCCACAGCCTGGATGTGGCCAACCAGCAGTACGAATTTCAAAACACCTTGATTGGCCTGAACGCTCGCGATCAAGCTTTGGCCACGGAAGGCCGCAAGAACTTCCTGGCCGGTGAGCAGCAAATATGGGATGCAGAAAAGAACGGCTCCAAGTTGTCTTCAGAGGCGCAGCAGAGATTGCGCAACGAGGCTACCAAGTCCACAGCCGCCATGGTGCAGGCCGTCAATGAGCGTTTCGATGCGCAGCAGAAGTTCGATGAGTCCAAGCAGGTCAATGCCTTCACCCGCAGCCTGGAGCAGGCCAACGAACAGTACCAATTTCAGAACACGCTGATTGGCCTCAATGCCCGCGATCAGGCACTGGCCACCGAGGGCCGTAAAAACCTCTTGGCTGTTGAACAGCAAATCTGGGATGCAGAAAAGAGTGGAACCAAGTTGTCCGCTGAGGCTCAGCAACGTCTTCGCTCTGAGGCTATCAAGTCGACTGCCACTTTGGTGCAGGCGGTGAATGATCGTTTCGATGTCCAACAAAAGTTTGATGAGACCAAGCGCATCAATGCCTTCACCTACAGCTTGGAGCAGGCCAACGATCAGTACATCTTCCAGACCAAGCTGATTGGCTTGAACGCTCAGGCGCAGGAGATTGCCAACGTTAAGCGCAAGAACTTCCTCGCGGTCGAGCAGCAGATCTGGGATGCCGAGCAAAGCGGCACCAAACTGACGGCAGATACCCAGCAGCGCCTGCGCGATGAGGCCGTCAAATCCACGGCGGTCATGATCAAAGCGATTGAAGCCCGGTGGGATGCTGAGCGCTCGTGGGAGATGGGCGTTACCAAGGCGCTGAACAACTACATTGACACCGTATCCAACGCTGCAGCCCAGTCCGAGCGGCTCTTTACCAATGCGTTCAAGGGCATGGAGGACGCTCTGGTGAGCTTTGTGCAGACCGGCAAGCTCGACTTCAAGAGCCTGGCCAATTCCATCATCGCGGACCTGATTCGCATCCAGATTCAAAACAGCATCATGAAACCACTGACGCAAGCGACCAGCGGCATGTCGCTCTCAGGGATGTTCAGCAGTGCGGGAAACTTCCTGTCGGGTTTGTTCAAGGCCGATGGCGGTCCAGTGGCCGGTGGCCAGCCCTACATCGTGGGGGAGCAAGGTCCGGAATGGTTTGTGCCCAATGGCGCAGGAACGATCGTCCCCAACGGGAAGTCACTTGGCACAACATCTTCGCCCGGCAGCAGCGACAGCAGCACGGCCACAGCCCAAGCGCCAATCAACATCAACTTCTCGGTTCGGGCGATGGATGCGCGCAGCTTCCAGTCTGCCATGGTGCAAAACAAGGCGGTAGTGGTGGGCATCGTGAACCAGGCGCTCAACATGCGTGGACGATTTGGGATAACGGCATGAGTGCCAAGGGATCACGGGATAAGTCATGAGCGGCACGTTCCCATTAACACCCGCGCCAAGCGCCATCAAGATTCAGTCCTATCAGCCCACGCGCGTGTCGATATCGCACAACCTGCGCCGCAGTGTTCGTACCAACGGCGCTCAGCGCTGGGTGATCACTGCTGATTGGGTGGGTTTGACCCGAGCGCAATTCGCACCGATTCAGGCCTTTGTTGTCTCCCAGCGCGGCCAGTGGGACAACTTCACCGCTGTGCTCCCTGCGCACAAGTTGCCTCAAGGCGTGGCCACCGGCACACCGCAGATCAACGGGGCCAGCCAGCAAGGCAGAAGCATTTCCACGCGCGGCTGGACGGCAGGACTTTCCGGCGCACTCAAAGCGGGTGACTTCATTGGCGTTACTGGCCAGACCAAGGTCTACATGGTCACCGCTGATGTGAACGCAGATGCCTTTGGCCTGGCTACCGTGGCGATTGAGCCCGCCTTGATGGCAGTGCCTGCCGACGGCGCAGTGATCACTGTGCGCAATGTGCGGTTCACGTTGGCTTTGGGCACGGACACGATGGAGTCGGCTGTGGCCCCCGGGTCGATTTACAACTTCAGCTTGCAGTTGGTGGAGGCCTTTTAATGGATCGCGGCGCAAGTTCAGAATTCATCGCCGAGATCCTGAAGTCCAGCAATCAGCCCGTCTACTTGGTTGAGACCTGGTTCGACGACGGCACTATCCGCATGACGGACGCCTGGATCAACGTGCTGTGGAGCACCAACACCTATACGGCCAACGGTCACTTTCTCGGGTTCTCCGGCCTGTCAGAGACTAGTGACATGAGCATTCCAAATGTCACGGTGCAAGTCTCGGCAGTGGACCAGACCTGGATTTCGATTGCGCTGTCCAAGCCCTATATCGACCGGCGCATCGCCATCTACAAGGGCTTCCTGGATTACCGCCTGGCCATCATCAGCAACCCCTTGCTGGTGTTCGATGGTCGGATTGACAGCATGGAAATCTCCGACGACCCCAACAACGGAACCTGCACGATCGCAGTCACTGCCAGCTCGCAATGGGTGGATTTCCAACGCACGCCGGGCAGGCACACCAATGACCCGGAAGAGCAGATTTGGTTTCCGGGGGACCGGGGGTTTCAGTTCGTGACCAACATCAACCGGGAAATCAAGTGGGGATCCTTGTGAAGAGCGGACGATCTTTCTACACATATGCGCGTATTCCGATTGCGACGGCGACCCAAGAACTGCAAGCCCTGGCCGAACGTGAGTACGAAGAAGTCGGCCAAAAGGATCTCGAACGCCTGAACATCGACTGGGCTCGCTACGTTGAACTCGACGCTGCCGGGAAACTCGCCACCTTCATCGCCAAGCGCGATGGTGTGATCGTAGGCTACGCAGCATTCATCGTGCAGACCCACATCCACTACCAGGATGCGCTGGTCGCCGCCAACAGCGCTGTTTATGCCGTACCCGAGGTACGTGCTGGGCGTGTCGTTCTGAAGCTGCTGCGCTTTGCCGAGATGGGTCTTAAAGCTCAGGGCGTGCAAAAGATTTATTACCACGTCAAACAGACCAAAGACTTCGGTCGCCTACTCGGACACCTGGGCTACCAGGACGTCGAGCGCATTTTCGCCAAGGTAGTTCAGGACAGGGAAGTCGCGTAATGGCAGGCATCGTCATTGGAGCCATCGTTGGATCGGTGGTGTCCGAGGCCGTGGGTATCGTGGTGGCCGATGCAGTACTTGGCATGGTCATTGAGTCGGGCATCACGGCTGTAGCGGCTGACGTTCTTGGCGCGTCGCTTGCCACCGCCAGCTTTATTGGTGGTGCGACTGGCCTTGTGGCTGGAGGTGTTGCCAACCTGGCTGTGCAGTCACTGATCGGTTCGAACTCGCCCTCAAGCGCACAGTCCGCGCTGTCTTCGGCCCAGGCCCAAGGCATCCTGATCAACTCCCAGAGCAATGTCGACCCCATCCCTGTGATCTACGGTCGCCGCCGGGTGGGTGGCACGCGGGTGTTCATTGAGGTCTCCGGAAGCAGCAACGAATACCTGCACCTGGTGCTGGTGCTCTCCGAAGGGCCAGTGACCGCGATCGACAACGTGTATTTGGACGACGTGCTGTCAACGGACGCCAAGTTCACCGGACTGCTCACGGTCACGAAGCATCTGGGAACGCCTGGTGAAGCAGCCGATGCAGCACTCACCGCCGATGTGCCCAAGTGGACCAGTGCCTGCAAACTTTCCAACTGCGCCTACCTGTACGTCAAGCTCAAATACGACCGCAACGCATTCTCCGGCCTGCCCACTATCACAGCCGATGTGCGCGGCAGAACCTTGTACGACCCACGAGACGGTCAGACCCGGTATTCCAACAACCCAGCACTCGTCCTGCGGGACTACCTGATCAACACGATTTATGGGCGAGGCATCGCCAGCAGCGCCATCGATGACACGAGCATTGCAGCAGCCGCGAACGCCTGCGATGTGCGGATCACGGCCCCCAGTTTTTCTGACATTTTCACGGTCAGCACCACAACCGAAGCGCTGACTTTCTCCCAACCGATTCCGATCGACACCGGCGATGGTGTCAAGGTGAGCAGCACCGCCACCGTGCCCAGTCCGTTGGTGGCAGGGACAACTTATTACGCGATCAAGGCAACTGACACCAGCTACCAACTCGCCGCCACGCTTGCCAATGCCTATGCAGGTGTGGCCATCGATCTGACTTCAGCAGGTTCTGGGCAGCACACGCTCGCCCAGGTGAACTACGCGGCTTACGCCTGCGACGGAACGATCGACACCAACCAGACGGCGTATGACAACGTGCGCGCATTGCTTACCGCGTGCCGGGGCATGCTGGTGTTTAGCGGCGGCAAGTACCGGTTGGTGCTTGACGTTGCCACCACGGCCTCAAGTTTTGGGTTTACCGAGAGCAACATCACCGGCTCTTGGGTCATCAGCCAAGCCGGTAAACGCGCCAAATACAACCGGGTCACCGCAGGCTTTTACAACCCGGCCAAGAAGTGGCAGCCCGATCTGGCAATGATCGAGTCCACAGCTTTGCGTGCCACCGACAACGGTCTGATTTTGGAAGCCAAGATCGACCTGCCGTTCACTGCCAACAGTTACCGTGCGCAGAACAT